CCGACCATGATGTTCAATTGCGGGATCGGCGCGCCCTGATCGGCGCCAGGCGCGAGCGCCACGCTTATTCCGTAAATTGCGCTCAGTTGCTGCGCGATCGTCAAGAGCGGTTGACTCACAAACTGCAAGCCGGTCCATTTCGCCGAACAGTCGACCAGGTCCTGGCACGCACTGCGCCCTGTGATACGAATCGTGTGCTCGGACTTGCTATAGCTCGGCAGATACCTGTCGACGAAGCCCGTCAGAACAACATCGCTACCGAGCAGCACTTCGCAAAAATCGCCCGGGTTAGCGACGACGCTGTTCACAGCCGGAAATGGCTCCGTGAACGACACATCGAAGTCCGATGGGCAGCGCTCAATGCCGCGTGACACGCGCACGCTGAGCCAGCCGGTAATAGAACGGCTGTTGGACGTCGTGTAAGTCGGCAATCCAATCGGGGCATCCGGGTTGATCGTGCAGGTCGACAACCGAAGCGTGAGGTCATCATCCATGCTAGATAGATCCGCTGTTCGCTACTGCGCTACTTGGCGACAATGCTGAGAAGGACGTTGGCATAAATGCAGGGTGGATCGGCGAAACTTGCTGCACCAGCGCCGGTTCCTGCGTCGGGTCACGATAGATCCGCTGCGCCAGCGCGAGGGACGGCAATGAGGCTTGAAACGTAAATGTCGAGATCGGTGCCAGGTTGGCAGCCCGCGACGTCAGATCTGCAATCACCGACTGGCGCAGCGTGCGCAGCGCGAGATAGCTTTCGTCGTCACCAGCATCGCCGGCGATCGTGATCTCAGAATCGAACAGCGCGGTCGCACTCGAAAGCACCGTTTCCGCGTCGTTCTGCGAAGACGGCTGATAGGTCGTAAGCGTGACTGCCAGCTGCGCGAGCGCATAGCGCCGAAACAACGCAGACAGCGCAACCTGCATAGTCAACATGGCTGCGCCAATCTGGCCCGGCGTCGTGACTGCTGCGGGCTGATACTGCGCCATCGTGCTGATCATGCTCACTGCATCGGCCGGGTCGGTCGCGGAGGCAGCCAGCGCCGAAATAAGCCCCTGCACCGCGGTGCCCAGATCGGTCGAGTCGCTCGGATTCGCCGCCGCTGCCTGCAATACCGCGCCGGCGGCCATAACCAGCGACCGATTTGCCGTCGCTTGCGACAACAAATCATCGGCGGTCACGCTCGGGAGCGCCTGCACATTCGCGCCGGCATAGCCGTTGTTTGCACCGCCAAACAGGCGCCCGAAGTTGCCGAACAGCGTCGACACGGCGCCGATGATGCTCTTGACGTCGTTCACAGCCGTAACTGCGAACTGATACCAGCCCACGGCCGTGGATACCGCTTGCTGCACGATAGCGGCGCCGGCCTGAATCGCCGTCGCCGTCGTTTTGACGAAATTCAAGAGGGCCGCGATGCCTGTCAGCGACGCATTATTGATGCTCGAAGCGGCAGTCGTGACGGTGGTCTTCGGATATGCTCGCGCGCCTGCCTTCATGAATGTGAAGGTGACGCCGATGTCGGTAACGCTGAGATCCTCTTCGAACTCAATGTTCACGCACAGCATGTCAGTGACGGTGCCGAACGTTGGGTGCACCAACGTCCGCGGAGGTGCATTTTTAGCGACGCATAGATTGAAGAGTCTGTTGCGTTGCTGAATGACCGGACCGCCCCCATAAACGAGGCTGTTTTCGACCAGAAACCCGCTGATGCTCAGCCTGGAAAGCTTCTTGCCGGTGTCCTCAAGCCATCCGTCCTCACGGAATGGGTATTCGTGAATCGCGTACTTACGGCCGGCAGAGGTGCGGGTCGATCGCACGGCGAACGGAATGCCACCATACGAAGCCGCCTGGATGTTCGACCCGTTGGTGCCGCCGAGCAACGCCCCGAGATTGCTGGCCGACTGCGCAATGCCCCCGATACTTCCGGAGACATTGAGAATGTTCGACGTTGCGCTCAAGGCGTTGCTCCATCAGCTCCCCGAAGGGAATAGTTGACCTTCGTTGGCAGATACCCGCCGTCAGGCGATTTCGCCTCCACATGCGTCCCTGGAAGCGCGTTGTGGACAGTCACATTGACCTGTGGCGCCGGAGCCTGACCTGCTTGAGCGCGCGTCGCGCGATCTTCGCCGGCCGGCCCGACCGGGTCGACCGACGGGCCTTCAGGCGTCGCTGCAATCGCGCCAGCCAGGCCACCACGCCGGCGTGCCTCGCCTTCTACATCCGCAGGTCGCTCGTAATACTGCGAAACGATGCGACCCGCGGCGTCTGCCGAATGAACAAGCGGCAGCGCACGCCCCGCGATCTGAGATTGACCGTCGCCGTGGCGCAACTCGTAGTCGACGAATTTCAGTTGCTCCGGAAGCGACGAGCCATGGATGTCGTGACCGGACCACTTCGCGAAAAGCTTCTGCCGATCTTCGTGCCACTGCCCAATGCCGTAGGCATGCCCGTTGTCGCCGACGGCTGTCGGATCAAACTTGCTTTCCGCAAACAGATTTGCTGCGATGCCTGCAGCCTGGTTCTTTCCCCATCCATTTCCCTGCAACTGCAACATCACGTCGTTCGTCGATGCCTGATTACCGCGCCCACCCACCATTCCCGAAATCCATCTCGAGAATCGGCCGCCCAAGTCGGAAGACTTGCCGCCGCCAGAGTCGGGAGTCACAACGCCACCGGCCGCCGCATCCGCAACGCGCTGGTCACGCCCGTCATCCGTCTCGCCGGGAAGCTTATGAATCGAGGTGTCGAGCGCAGCTTGTCGCGCAGATTCCGCGAGAAATCCCGCGGCTGCCAAAGCCGCCATGCCAGCCACAGCGGCAGGCAATACCACCGTCGACAGCCTCGTGAGGCCCGCGATGAGGCTCAGCACGCCTCCGATCGGGCCAGCGAACGTAATGGCTGCGATGGCAATCGCAATGCCCTTGATGCCGCCCATCGCATCGAACAACTTGCTCATCTTCGAAACGACTTCGTTCCAATCGATATTCTTTACCCAGTCGGCGAATTTCTGCACGGCACCCGTGATCGCGTTAGCGATCTCGACGCGATGCTCGTCAAGCCAACCTGCAAAGCCTTTCACGAGAGGTTCGAGAACCGGAATGATCTTTGAACCGATGCTATTTCCCAGGCCCGTTACCGAGTCTTCGAGATCGTTGACGTTCTGGTGGAACGCGACCGCTCGCGCGATCTCTTCAGGCGTGGGAACAAGCCCTTTGCGCATGGCGCGCGCCTTGTCGGCCGCATACGTACCTTGCTGGATCATCGGCAGCAGCGCGCCCATCCCCAGCGCGTTGGCCGCGTCTCGCTGACCCTGCACGCTCGGCTGCTTCGCCAGCGCCGTCATGATCTTTTGTTGAGTCGACAGATAATCAATCGACCCGTCTTTGTTGTGCTGGATCTGCACACCCATCTTTTGCAACATGACCATCGCATGCGGATCGGCGCCGAATGCTGCCGCACGAATCGAACTTTGCGAACCGGCCATGCTCGAGTCGAACTCTTCAGCCGACACACCGGCGCGCTTTGCCGCGACGTGCCACGCCGCGAGGTCCTGCGCGTTCATACCAAGGAGCTTCGAACTCTTGTTGAGCCCAAAGCCGAAATTGCCAAACTTCGTCGCCAGCGCGGACAGGCCGGCGATTGACGCGGCACCCCCGATCGCCGTCAGACCGGGAATGATCTCCACAATCTTGTCCACGACTTTGCTGGCGGAATTCGCGACGCCATCCATTCCCTTGCGCAACTTCTCGAGACCGGCCTGACCGACGCCTCCCAGAGAGGCGGTTTTCTTCTGGGCCTTGTCGATGGGGCCAGTGATCTTGCCGAACGCGTCTTGAATCTTCTTGACGACCGCCGTGGCCTTGTCGTCGGCGCTGATGCGGATGACGAAATCGTTAGCCACGGTTACCGCCTCGCTTAATTATGTCCGCGTGATCCGCGTACTCACGAATCTCGCTCCAGGTGAGCGCCTTCGCTTCACTGGGCTGCCAGCCCCAATACTTTTCCATCACCTTGACGACGTGCCTCCAGTTGACAGGCAGCCCTCCTAGTTTCCCTCGGGGTCATCCTCGTCCGGCGGCGTAATAAAGGCGATCATGTATTCCTGCGCCTTGTAAAAGTCGCGAACGCCGATCTGGTCGAGCACTACCAGCGGAACGCCCGAAACTATGGAGATCAGATACTTCATCGCGTCGACTGCGTTCTCTTTCTGAGTCTTCTTGATGAACTGGCCGAGCTGCAAAAGGTTCGGTTCATGAAGCGATATCTCCAAAATCTCGGAATCCTCGGTGCCTTTGAGCTTGATCGGCTTCGACAACGTGATCGTCAGCTCATCGGGGATTTCTTTTTTGGGTTTTTTGTTTTCTTCGCTCATGACTTAGCTCGCACTCACGATCTGCTCGGTTACCTGAGGACCTTCGAATTTAACCGTGAATTTCGCGTCCTCGGTGTCCACTTCCTGAACATCGACGGCCGCCATATTTCGGCCCGTAACGATCTTCCCGTTCGCAAGCGTGACGACGACCGTCGAGTTGCGCATCGCATTGAAATTGGCGAGCGACAGGCCACCGGAGTCACGGAGGGACATTTCCATAAATGGCGCGACGGGGAGCTCCTTCACGCCGTGGTACCCGTCTTTCCCAAGCATCGACTCGCGCTTGACCACGGAAACTGAGTACTTCAGGCTCCCTTCCAACTGCTGTGTGACACCATCTATTACCGCTTGGGCAATACCGGCTATAAGACTGGCCATTTGGCCTCCAGAAAATAGAAAAGCCACCCGAAGGTGGCCAATTGGCATCGCAAAGTAATCAGGCCGCCTCGAGCAGCTCGGGAATGAACTTGTTTGATTTGCTCAGATTTTCTTTTGCTGGGATCACGCGCATGTTGTGAGCAACATGCAGTCCGCAAACCAACTTTCCGCGAAGCGGAATAATGTGGTCAACGTGATGCCGAATCCCTGTCACTTTCGTCAGCCGGGCGCATTCCTTGTACATCCTGTAAATCGCATATCTATCTGCCCATGCGGGCGTCGCCCTCAGGCGTTGCGCCCGCTGACGTGCGCGAAACTCGGCGACGGCTCCGGGATGTTGGGCACACCAGATCCGATAACGCTCAAGATGCTTCTCATATTCGAAGGGATCGGCAAGCTTTCGCCGCTTCGCCTCACGCGCGATCTTTCGATCGTATTCAGGATTTGCAAGCCGCCGAGCCTTAACCTGAGCAGCGCCTCGTGCGACCTGCGCAGATCTGTTCCGCTCATAGAAAGCTTTATAAGTCGCCGCTGCGCATACCTTGCAATGATGTCCGAAGCCATCTTTGGTGTTTTTGGCCGTACAAAAGAAAACATTTGTACGCGGCGATACAACCAAGCATTTCGTGCAAGTCTTTGTGTCAAAATCTTTAACAGTCATGTTCGCTCTCGCAAGCGGGCGTGATTAGGGAGCCCGGATGCGTTCAAGCGCCCCGGGCTTCTGTCATTTCATGGGTGTGGCTACATCAAACGGAACTGCACGAGCGTCGCGACGGTGCGAAGCTGATTGACAGGGGTACCGGGCCAGAGGATGTCGACTCGGTTCGGGTTCACCGTATTTTTTTGCACTACCAGCGCGGCAGCGAACGCATCGGAGTTTTGAACAAACCCTAACGCCTCACGCTCTTGATAAAGCGCAATGATGTCCGATCCGATGATAGCGGGCGTTACCAATCCGGAATTCGCTGGTGGCCGCGATCCGTTGTCAGCCAGCTTGCAGCGCTGATATTTCGAAGAAAGCATTGCAAGCAGCGTGCGAATCTCCAGCATCAATTGGAACATCGTTTCGAGTTCCAGGTAACTGTCATCTGGCACACCCTGCGCGTTCAATTGGTAGGTCGTGATGATGTTCTCGGTCAAGACCGCGCCGCCTTGTTGCACGGTAAAGGTCGAGATGCCGTCATACAGCAGCGTCTCGCGCTGCGTGTTGAGGAATTGCGACTGAACCGGAGGCGCCAGCACGCCGGCGAGCGTCATGTCCTGCAACGGGACGCCCGGGTCAGCGCGCACGCTCACGGCCACTTGCGCTGTGAGGGCTGATGCCCAGATCCAGCTCGGCGTGGGGCTGTTGTAAAACCCCAAGATCGTCTCATGCTGGTTGTTCTGGGCTAGGCCGAGCGTCGTCTGGGATGCGAAGGTCCCGGCATATGCCGAGAAAGCGTGTCCGTACAACTGCTGTTGCCAACTCCAGCGGCCGGTCGTGTCGTTCAGCAGTGTGGCGACAGCCAGCAGGGACGCGGCGTCCGTGTACGGCGACGCGATGAAGTCGAACGTCATATTGCCGAGATTGCCCAGCGCTGTCGTGAGCGTCGGGTTCGTCGCGCCACTGGCCATCGCCACGATCGTGGCCGTCAGGCCTGCAGGAATAGCCTCGCCGCCCGCGGCGCCGTAGTAATTGAAACGGATGTCGATCTCATTGCCGCAAAGACCTTTGTTGTCAGCCGTCAGCGTGACAACGCCTGCGGCCGCGGCTGCCGTCACAGGCATCGCTGGGAGCAGGTTCAGTGCAGCGGCGACGGCGGTGGCAATCGAGGCGACTGTCTGCCCCACAGTTACAGGCACATTCACGACCATGCCTGCGACATACAGCGCGATCGAGCCTGCAGCCGTCGGCACAGTCAAGAAGGTGATCGTGCCGGTCGCGGCCACGGCGCCGGCGGCGTCAGCCAGCGGTAGATACCAGACCTCGCCAAAGCTGTCATTCAATCGATATGCGGCGAGCATATTTGCCAGTTGCGAACTCGCGCCGCCCTGGGTGTTCGCGTCACCGACGCCGCCCGAGATGATCGGCACATTCGGAACTGCAATGCCCGCTGCTGTGATCTGGCCGATGATCAGTGCGCGCTGGTTCGCCTGGGCCGTGTTCGCCTGCGAGTTATCGAGTTCGAAATACGAACCGGGCAGACGCAGCGTTGCCGGAATATTGCGGAACGGGATTGGGATCGGAGTGCTCATGCCTTATCACCTTCCTTCGCAGGAACCGTCTTACCGGTCACAAGCACGACGTCACCGTCATTGAGAATCTTGGTCCAGAGGATGCTGTCGTCAGGCACGTCAATGCCTTCTTCCGGCAGCAATAGCTTTGTCTCCGGGTTCCTCACGCTGAGGCCCGGTGCAGGTTTGACGCGCATGAGGGCGCTCCTACTGAGATGGAAAATTGATTGAGAAACCGGGCTCGGTGGTGCCTGGTGGCATCTGCACCGCAGCGTCGATTCCTTCAAGCGGCGTCGACACGATCTGATAGAAGTCCTCGTACGACTGGACGAAGACCATGTCGATCTCGACCACCATTTCGCCTATGGGCTGCTCTCCATTGGCGGTCGTGTGAGGCATACAGCGGAAGTGCGCAAACTGCTGGATCGGGGCACCCGCACCCATGAGAGTCGGGTTGTTGATAATCGCGGCTTTGATCTGGTCGCGAAGCGTCTCAAGCTCCTCTGCTACATTCGCCGCGCCTTCATCCATCAGGTCGGCAGGCTCTTGAACTCGAGCTATCACCCGCAATGTCGTCGTGACGTTGAAAGCAGGCGCGCCGTTTGGCCCCCATGACTCGCCGTTCTCATCGAGCGGTGGAATCATCAACATCGGATACGAGTCGGGCTGAGTCGGCCAGGTGCGCGCGAAAAACACATTCACGCCGGCGGCGGTCGTCCCTGTCAGAGCTGCGACGGCAAGTTGCCGAATGACCGATGAAGAGCTCATGGCGAACTCACCTTCTGAAGCTCAAGGCGCAATTCACCGACGCCATCGGGCTGCACATCTTTGATGACGTAGGTGGTGTTGACGCTCGTGACGGCGAGCTTGTCGTTCTGCTTTGGCAACGCACCGGTGAACTGCGCGGTACGCACGGCGAACACGGGCTTCACCGTGGTCACGCCAACCTCATCGCCGAGGTCCACGTTGTGCCGATAGCCATCGAACCAGATGCCGATAATTGAAACGGGAGCGCCGACATAGGGCATGAACGTCGCCGGCTCGCCGAACGCAATCTCGTGGCATTGAGAAAGCACCGACGCATCCCAGTCGACGCTCATCGCGGTACGACGCCGCCGGGCTTGCGGCCGCCATTGATACGCAAGCCGCCTACGGCGACTCCGCCGCCAGATGCATCCGTCGATTCAGCGGGCACGATGAAGCCGCGCGCTTGTAGCCACGCCGCATCTTCTGGCGATAACTCGACCGGTTGACCAGGCTTGATAGCCATGCCGTCGACATGCACGGTACGTCCGCGAGCGACGATGAAACCGCCGCTTTCGCCCGGATCTTCCGTGGTGTTGTTGGGAGCGGGATTCCTCGCGGGCGGCACGTTGGAATTCCGCTTTTCAGCGCCGCTCATCAGTCGAACACCGGCGGGCAGACAGTTGCGGAGAACGACGCGTTCACCCGGCTCGGGATAACGAGCGGCGCGGACTGCATCATGATGAAGCGCTGTGCCGGGTCTTCCTGCACCCAGGTCTTCGGTGCGAATGGCAGCGCTTTGTAGTTGAACGCCGGGTCCTTGATCATGCCGAACGCCCGCGTGCCCATCAGGGTTGCGCCGCTCATGATGACCGTGCCATCCGTCAGCATCGGCACTTCGTGGTTGTTCTCGTCGACGAACCAGTCGTTGTAGACCCAGAGGTCATATTGACCCCAGTGCCCCATGTACACGGCGCCTTGCTCGACGCGCGCGCCCGGATCGACGATGTTGCCACTCGGATTCAACGACGGGAAGATGATTGCGCCCTTGAGCACCGGGTCCAACTTGAAGTTGATCCACGAGCTCGTCGTGAAGACGATGTCCGTGACCTTCGCGCCCGACATCTTGAGGATCTGACGTTGCCATGCGTCGACATTGGCTGTCGGGTTTGCGGTGCCCGCGGCGATATTCGCTGCGTTCCACACGGCGTTGCCGGTCAGTGCAACGGTCAGCGATGGATCCCGGCCGAAGTCGATCGTGACCATCTCGTAGCCGTCGCCTTCGACGGTGAGCTTGGCCGTTTCAAGTGCCTGGGCAGCCATCCATTCAAGGCGGCGCTTCACAATGTCAACCTGGTCAGCCATTTCGGCGTACAGGTTGGCCATCTCGCGCTCTTCGCCGGTGAACTCCCCGCCGATACGCTCACCGATCATCCGGCGAACGGGCTTGAGCAAGTCAGGCGCGCGCTTGTCCTTGATGTAGGCCGGCGTGAACTCATTGGTCTGGTAACGGCGTTGCTCGACGAGCTTGCCTTCAACCAGCGGCGAGACGAACGGCGCCATCCGGCGCTTACCCACGTCGATATCGATCGAGACCTTTTCGGTATCGGACGTCACCTGGTTGGGGAAAAACTTATCCAGCAGAAACTGCTGAGCCGTCTTCAGATTGGGAACAATCTGGATCAGGGTATTGGTGTCGTAAAGAAAGCTCACGGTCGGGTTCTCCGATATCTACGTTTCTGGCGCGCCAATGCAAAAGGCCCGCCGAAGCGGGCCTTTCAGATGGAACGTGGGGGAGGGTTAGCTCGGATCTGCCGCCGAGACAGTCGACTTCAGGAAAATGCCAAACGGCCGAAGAGCCGTTTGCAACGCCGGGAGGGTCCAGGACGCGTCAAAACTGACGACGTTCTGGTTGAACTCACCCAGCAAATACGCGCCGGCCAGCTGCGGGGCGACGCTTGCATCGGTCGAACCCGCGAGAATCGCGGAAGGTACTTGGCTACCATCGCTCGCGGTCTTGACCGACAAGATGTAGTTGCCGGTCGCCTCGAGCACATTCAGCGTGAACGAATCGCCCGCAACGAACGCGGTGCCGCCGGCGGTGATCTTGAAACCGATCTCGGCGTTCGAGTACGCCGTGCCCACCGTTGCCGCCGGCAGCGCATTGCCTTCCGGGTCGGTGACCGTGAAATTCGTCGCGCTGGTGGCCACAAGCGTGAACACGCCGAACGTCTCGGTCGTGCCCAGCGAAAGCGTGCCGATCGTGCCGTTGCCGGTGTTGGTGCCGGCGGCGGAGTTGATGCTGTTGTTGGTCTGCTGCCCCAGGACCGCACCGCGGGCCAGCGTGCCGGCCATCAGTTGGATCGATTGGGAAACCAGTTTCAGATTGCCCGCGATCAGTTGATCCGGGATGAAGGTTTCGGCGTAAATCGAAGGTTGCTGGGGATTTTCGCCAACGCTATTGACGGTCAGGCTCATGGAGTTCTCCAATGAAAGAAGAGGGGGCGCTTACTGCATCGAGCCCGATTAACCGCCGCGGGCGCGCTCGCCGGCGGCAATAACCTTGGCTGCGGCCGCCGCGGCCGGATCGGCGCTAGGCGATGCGCCGCCGCTTGCGCCCGGGTTCGGAAGGGGTTGCGACGCCATGCGCTCGAGCAATCCACTACGGCTCGACGACACCTTCGGCTGAACATCCAGCGCGCCGGCTGCCAGCGCACCAACTGCCTGCTTCGCTGTCATCGTGGTATCGAACGCAAATGCGCAGGCCTGATTGACGCGACCTGCTTTGACGCCGGCAGCCAGGATCCGCGCGCAACGAATCCGTTCACGCTGACGAGCACCTTGGGCGCGGCCTTCGCGCTTCTTGTCCTCGTCGTCGTCCTCCTCATCCATCTCCGTGTCGTCGGCGTCGTCATCGTTTTCTGCTTCGCGCTTTGCCTTTGCCGCGCGCTTGGCGGCACGTGCTTCCTCTTCCTTCTTTTCATCCTCAGCCTTGCGCGCCGCTTCTTCCTCCTTCTTTTTTTCCTCTTCCGCGCGCTTGGCTTCGTCCTCGTCCAACTTGTTCATGCGCTTGGCATAGTCGTCATCCGACTCGTCGGCACCTTGCTTGCGGTCGTCGTCGGTGGTTTCTTCGGCGCGCGGAGCGGAGCCGGCGAGCCCCAGAAAATGTGCCCACGGCGCAGCGGCCGCAAACCTCGAGAGCTTGCTCATGTGCTACCTCAATATGGAATGGTTTAGGCCGTGATCGTTTTGATCAAAGCCCGAAACGCGGCATCAGGCGCCGCCACTTCATCCGCGAGTCCAAGGGCGACACCTGCAGCACCCATGAAGCACGCGGCCTTCGTACCTCTGACCGTGGCGGCCGAGATATTCCGATTGCGGGCAACCGTTTCAACGAACAGTTCGCCCATCGCATTGATGTCGGCCTGAAAGCGCGCTTGCGCTTCATCCGAAAGTGGCAGCTCGGCGTGGCCGTCTGCCTTGTAGTCCCCGTAGGTGATGAAAGTGACCTTGATGCCTGCTGCGGTGAGCGCCTCCGACATATCCACGTGCGCCGCAATCACACCAATGCTGCCGACGCCACCAGTCCGCGGTACATAGATCTTGTCCGCAGCGCTCGCAATGGCATATGCCGCCGAGTAGGCCGACTCATCCAGAATCGCCCAGATCGGTTTTCCGCCGCGCAGGCCGTAGATCGTGTCTACCAAATCGAAACAGCCGGCGACCTCGCCGCCCGGCGAATCTATGTTGAGCGCAATCGCATCGACCTTCGGGTCGTCGATCGCAGCGAAAAGGTTTTGCCGGATGCCGTCGTACCCCGTAAGTCCAGAGTAGCCGCGTAGCGAACCCAGCTTCTGCACTAACGTCCCGCTAATTTCGATAAGGGCGACAGGGCCGACCATGTCATAGCCCGTTCTGGGATTGCCACCAGGTTCAGCGAATCCGTATTCGTCATCTTCCATAGCCGACGGGGCGAGGATGTTCCCATCCAAGCGGACGACCTGCGCGATGCCCAATCGATCAGCCAGAGCAGCGATCACGATCTCGGCCTTGCGGGGATGCAGCAGCAGCGGCGCATTTAGTACGCGCTGTGCTAGACGCGGCAACATGTTCATAGTGGGTTGGCCTTTCTCTTTGCCCATGCCGCGCGTATTGCAAGGTTTCGCCTCGTCAGCATCTCCGAATAACCTGGCGCCGCTTTGAGTGTTTCCGCCCTACGCTGTTGGACTTCTGGGTTTCGGATCCCTGCATTTATCGCCGCGCGCTGACGAGCCTTGAAGATCGGATCGCTCGTGACCGCGACGGTCGCCGCCCGCTGCCTTTCCCGAACGGCGGGGTCTCGGTATGCAGCACGAACGGCCTCGTTGCGCGCATTGATCTGCTCTTGCGTCGGAACGTATGATCTGAATCGCTCACCAGCTTGTGCGCGCAGAACCGGATCCTCGAAGCGCTTCTTCATCAACACTGAATGCCGCTGTCTTCTATCGGCGTTGGCTGCAAGCGCTTTAAGGTGCGCAGACTGCCTTTCACGAGCTCCCGGCCGAGAAGTGGCTTCCCTGAGCTGGGCTATCAGCTTCTCTCGCGTCTTGGGATCCTGAGCAGCGATCTTTAGCCGCACCGACATGGCCTTCCTCTGCGCGGGAGTTCTAATCGCTCCCGCGGGGCCTTCGCCACCATCAGCATGGTTGGTGAGGTCAACTCCTTCAGCGCGAAACCGGCCGATCCAATATTTCTCGCGACACGACCAGTCTTCTCCGCACGCTTCGATCTTTCCGATAAGGGGACTGAGACCGATCGCTCGCAAAGATCTGATCCAGTTATCGCGCCGGGTGTTGTGGCCTGGCAAATGTGCCTGATTGATATGCTGAGAAAGTCGGAGACTCAGTCGCGACACCGTCTTTCCAACATATCGAACCATAAGCGTGCGTGGGTCTAGTAGTACGTATATGAACGTAACGCGACTCATTGGGCCTCCGGTTTCTTTGCTGCTTCAGTGGCGGATTGCCCGTTGTTCCATTGCGGAACGGGAAGGCCAAGTTGCTGAAATTTCGCGCGTTCCACTGCGCGTTGACCGACCTTCTCGCGCCAGTCAGAACCGCCCAACTCAGCACATTCGTCCTCGAGTGTCGACAGGCCTGCGTCCATACCGAGGATCGCGCCGGCTTTTTCCTTCTCGGGGTCCACATAGCCGCGGCCCGGGCCCATCCATTTCGCGCGCGAGTAGGCAACGCGACATTCGATGAACGGCGGGGCGCCGGCGGGTAGCGGCAGGTCATCGACTTCCATCGACTCTTCCAGGAAGCCGCAATAGATCGGATGGCCGTACCCGGAAGCAAAGTTCGTCCGCTTCCTGTGAAACGTCTTCCATACCTCGAGCATCGCCGCGCGGTATGAGCTGTAGTTCACGTCCGACCAGTTTTGGCTGATCATCTGCGCCGACGTACCGGTACCGGCTGCGACGTTGCGAAGCATCGCGTTTTCGAAGTCTGCGAAATTGCTCGTCGGACGGGAAGCCGAGACGGTGCCGATCTTCTCGCCTGGAAACAAATGAGAGATGCGGGCGTCGCCGATCCTCATCTTCCGGTCGGCGTGGAACTCGGCGCGGTGGTCGCTGTACGTCTTCAGCCGATCGCTATCTTCGAGCGCCTCAGAGGCAAACTCATCGTCGAACGGGCTTTCGATGTACGCCGCGAAAATCGCGTTGATGATTGCCGCGTCGAGCTCGGTACCGTCGTACTTGATCAGCATCTTCAGACGCTGAAGCACTGGCGCCAACATGCCCGCACCGCCGCGATGCTGCGCGGCGCGATCGTGATCGAAGTCATGGATGATGACTGGGCGACCCCAGTCGGTCTCGCGCGGGATTCGGTCCCAATGCAGGCTCTTCTCCGCACTGAACCAATCGCCCTGGTGAGCACGACGGATCCAATAAGCGACCGCGGCCCCGTCTTCGTCGACCTCGACGCCACCGCGCATCGTCTGCTGGTCGAAGTTCAGTTGAGGATTTGACAACCGATCCGGGTCAATCACCTGAACAGCGGTTGCATAGCGAGCGCGGCCGATGCCGATACGGTGCGGCCTCCAATGGAGCATGCCAAGCGCATCGCCGTCGACGCACTTATGCCGAAACGCGAGGGCCATCAACTGCGGCATCGTCAGATTGCGCTGCGTGTCGCAATAACGGCCCGGGTCATGCGCCCAGCTCCGATAGTTCGCTTCGACAGCCTGACCAAACTCATCGGCCCAGACGTGATCGAATTCCTTGATACCAGTCATCGACTGCAACGCCAGGTAGTCTGGCTTGGAAATCGGCCGAAAGTCCGCGCCGATTACGTTGTCAATGGTGCGAGTTACCGCGGCTGATGCCCACCCATCGTTGCGTACCACATCCCGCACGCGGGATACGATGCGGTCGCGATAACTATTTAATTCGCCGTCCGGCGACCATAGATAAGGCTGCCAGTCGCCCATGTGCGAGCCGAATATATCGGCAGCGTCATAGGGCGTGCGCGAGCCGCCGACGAGGGCGGCCGCCTTCGGGCGTGCCGTCACGATCGGCTTGCCGCTCGAGTCGAGGATCTGTACGGGGTTTTCCATCAATATGAGAAGCCGATCGACCGGCGCGCACGGCGAGCATGCGTAAGCAGACCGCGTGCGACGAGCTCGGCTTTTAAAACGATTTTCATCCGGATCAGAGCGTCCAAATTTGCTCTGGTGTACGTAACTGAGCGACTTCCTTCGCCTTGCGCATAGCTGAATGCTTCGCCCTTACCCCCGGATGCGACCTGGACTTCGGCCAGGAGCACCTGCGAATACCATTGCTGGATGGTCGCGTCAGGGATCCCCTGATAGGTGACGCCGTTGGGGTTATGAGGGTTATGGAAAGCCACGTGAATCTCCTATGGCAACCGGCTCGCGATTGACTTTTTAGTGCTCTGTGTCTTGACGGAGGGCCCTGATGCAACCGGGGCTGGCGCTGGCGCCGTAACGACGGGAGGTGCGCCCGCAACAGCCGGTTCGGCAGCCACTTCGGAAGGATCGGCCGCGCGAATCGAGGTGTTGGTATCCCATGGCGCCGCCCAGCCGGGAGGCTTCTCCCAGTTGATCCGCGACAGCCCGTGCAGATGTGCGAGAACGTGCGAGAGGACCATCAGATCGAGCGCCTCGTTGCGGCCGCTCTTGTTGATTTTGTCCCAACGACCGTTCGCCAACTTTTGCTCGGCCGTCAACTGCTCGAACCAGACGTGCGGTTGTTCCGTCGATCGCAGCGCATACGGAAAGTGCACATACAGCGGCCCAGCCTCGCCGACGCGAAGCTGTCCGATCAAATCGTCCTTGAACGAATTTGGATTGAACATTGCGACAGGCACGTTGCCGGCTGCAGCGGCTTTATTCGCCTTCCGGTTTGTATCCGGGTAGACGACGTTCAACCGCGGCGCAGTGAGTGCACTCGCACCCTTGCACGGGATGATCGACCAGACATCGCGCCCGCCAATGGTGCCGAAGCGCTTGGCCGCACGAATCCGGCGCCAGCGCGTCCACGCTGCATATGCTTGCTGCGCTACACCTGGCTGACCGCCCGAGTCGTATCCTGCAGCGCGAATGGACATCCGGCGCCCAGAACCGTCCGCGAGGGGATAGGTGCGCTGAAAGACTTCGGCGAGCAGCTTGTCCCAATCATCTGGTGACGTGGCCGGGTCGGCCGGAAGGCGGCCGCGATCGACAATCCAACTTTCGCCGTGCTGCCCCCAGGCACGCACCAACCAGTCGAAATGCGCGATCTGGCAATCGGCCTGCGCCGTCATGAATCGCGCACCACGCGGCACAACCTGAAGCGCCAGCTCGCGATCAGCACGATCAGCCAGATCATTAGCGTCGACGGTACCGACAACGCGACTTGCCGCGTAGGGAAAGCCGTACTGCTTGACCGTGACCTGGCGTAGTGCCGTGTCGTCACCGTCAACCTCGAGCTCGCGCTCGGCTTTTGCTTTTGCCCGGGCGAGAGCCCCGATACCGCCGAGGATGAAAGGCGACATCACGCCAACTATCCAGAAGCCTGCACTCTTGCGCGCGACCAGCTCACCGGTCACGACACCTTCCTGCGATATCTCCTGACCATCACCGATCCAGCCGCCGAAAGGCGATCGGTACGCGGCCGCGTTCATTGCGCGACGCGACCTGTCTTCGATGAGGCACCCGTTCACCGGGCAGATCAAACGCGCGTTACGCTCGATTTCGTCGAGCGTTTGCTTGTCGTCGTAATGGAGGACCATGTAACGCTGCGCGGTCGGCGCCGGACTCGACCAGGCGCCGCAATGCGGGCACGGCCAATACCAGACACGGCGATCGCTGTCGCCATACATGGACATGATCCCGGACGACCAGTCGCGATCCGGTCTCAAGCCGCGCGCCAAGTCGGGGTGGCTCAAGGCCAACAGCATCGACTGCCGACCGAATGTTTGCCGGCGGACATCAAGCACGGCCTTCACGTCGCCGAGCGCCTGGTCGTATGCGTCAACCTCGTCGGCCACGATCCGTGGTGCTGACTTGTTAATGAGGTTGTTCGCCGACGCGGACAGGAACTCCACGTGCATGCCGTCGAAGCGCTTGAAGTGCAGCGAGTCGTCGATCGGACGCGAGCCGAGCCGCATCGCCATATCGGGATGCGAGTCGATCATCGGGTTGATCCGACTCTTCACGTACGACTCGAGCCCCGGATCCGTCTGCATGTACCAGAGCAGATCGCCCGGGTCGTTCGCAACGGACTTCAAAAACCAGTTCTGCGCGATCTCCGTCTTGCCGGATTGACCGGGCCCGACCACGACCGTTGTGAGGTAGTCGAGCCTGCTCAACGTGTCCATCGGCGCGACGAGGTACGGCGCCTTGTCGTGGTGCCAGCGCCCGACATATCCGCCGCCCTGGTTCGACAGCTTCCGATGCAGTACAGCGTATTCGGCGACGGTCTGACGTTCGGGGGGAACGAGATTCGTGAGAGCCTCGCGCACCACCTGGTAGGGATCCGCATATTCAGTTTCAAACATCGCGTCAGCCCAGAAGCACTTTGAGCTCGTCGGCCATGGTCCGGCGCAGCTCGTCTGTTACCGCCCGGATGTCGGTGGCGTATTCCTCAGGAAGCCCCAGCTTCTCGACGATCTGATCCGAGAGTCTGTCCAGGCCCTTGCCAAGGTGCGCCAGCATCGTGCTGAGCACTTGGCGCATCAACTCGACCTGAACCAGTTCGCCGCGATTGCGGCGCAACTGGTCCTCAAGAATCTCCGCCTGAACTGCGTCGCGCCGCTGCCGAGCGGATTGCTCGCCTGCATGGGCAACCGGCTCCACGCCCGCCGGCGGCACGACGCTATATCTCGCACCTGGGTAAGGGTTGCCTTCGTTGGCACGTGCATCGATCCGCGCGCCGCCGGCTTGTTTCTCGGCGACAACCTTCGGCGAGGGTTTCTCTGCCGCGCGCGCCGCCGGCTGTCGACGCGTGCCGGTCAGATACGCCTGGACGTCGGCAACATCGAATTCCCATCCGCCGGCACGTGTCCCGCGCTTCACCACCGGAAACGCTGCGTCGCCGTCGAGGCGTCGATCAAGTCGCGGTCGCGTCCAGCCGATTGCCTCGCAGAGTCCGGCCTTCCCAACGACGGCGGGTGTAACGGGCGGTGGTGTAACGCGCGCCGCTTTCGGTTTGGCGCTGCGCGTCGCCTGCGTTACGCCTTGCTCGCCAGCAGCCATAAGGATTTCCGTCGCGATCGCACGTTGCGACCGTGTAACGTGTAACGCGTTTTTTTAAATCAAAAGAACGGGTAGACCGGGCGCGCGCACTGCCCGTGTAATAGGGACCTCCCAGGAGGGACCCAAAGCCCCCCCCGGGGGGGTGGGCGCGGCCGGCCAGGGCTCTCCCGAGGAGGCGTCGGGCAGGGCGTGCGCGGGGCCGCCACGCTGTCGTCACCATGGGTTCAGGGCAGGGGTGACCGCTTCACTTGGCCGTTGCCAGCGCCTTCTTAAGCGCAGCGTCGAAGTCCTGCGCGAGATACTGATTGACGATCACGCGAGCCTGCTTGCCGTAGTTCAATTGCTTCTGAACGGGCAGCGCATTGCCAAACCGAATCAACAACTTCAGCTTTCCGCGTGGGTTATCGTCAGTTCGTTTCAAGCGATTCAGTTTGCCTAAGCGCTTACCGCGCTCATTGAGCAGCGTCACACGCTTCGTGTCTGTCGGTCGCTGCCAGATGCCGTTGATGGTGTCGCCGTTCTTCAACCGAACAGCACCGATGAACACATCCGGTCGACCCTTCAGTTTGTCGATGATGCCCCGCGGCAATTGACCATACGCGTTCAGCGGAATGTTCTTCGGATTCAGCAAAGCGAGCCCGGGCAGGACGTGAACACCGCCGGTCTCGTATGGCTTCAAGTACTTCGCTGCAATGTCTCGCACATAGACGATGGCTGTTGGGCTTGCTTTCGTCGCGCGCTTGATGGCAACAGAGTTCTGCGTAAACGGCGTCGGGCTTTTGAATGTCTTCCGGATGTTCTCGGTTTCCGCGACTTGGACGCGCTTCGCGGTTGCGTTGATTGCCTGCGCTTTGGCGAATGGAACCTGCTTAGCCGCGAGGTCACTCAATGAGCGCGTGAGTTTCTTGATGTCCGACTTAACCGAGATGCCGATCATGGTCAGCCTCGATCAACGAGAATAAAAAGGCTCGCAGCGGCAGAAGCCGAGCGAGCGAATCCAGCGACGGGTTCGCTGAAGGAGACACGGTGGTTGCGGAAGAGAGGATTCGAACCTCCAACCTCCGGGTTATGAGCCCGGCGCGCTGCCAATTGCGCCACCCCGCAACAGGGGAAATAGATGCTTGATGCCGCCCGGGAGTACTCTGCGGCGTCAACAGTTAAACGCCATTCACCGAGGCAAACTCACCATGAAACTGCTTGGCAGCAGCATCATATGCGCGAGCCGCATCCGCCTCGTCCTTGAATAGGCCTAGATGAACCCTTTTCCCGAAGTGACGGATCTCCGCGCGCCATTGCCGACAATCTGGCTGGAAACGGACGCCCTTAAAGCGAGATGATTTTCCGGATTTCGGCGTCTGATTGTGTTGGTTCTGGGCATCCGTCGCGAGCCGCAGATTTCCGATGCTCTCATCGGACGGGTCGCGCGAGCGATGGTCAACTAGAAGACCGGGCGGTATTTCGCCGCGGTGGAATATCCATATGCATCTGTTGGATGCATGCTTAACGCCGCCAACCTGAATACGTCTATAACCGTCATCGTCAACGGTTCCGGCTATATTGCCGCCCCAGATCTTATTGAACCGGACGTCGTCGGGTCTGTATCGCCATCTCAAGGCACCGGCGGCGGAATCGTATTCGAACAGCCGGACGACGTCCTCTTGAGATAAATCGCGTGCGCGCGTCATGCAAAGCCTCGCTCAAGGCTGCTCGAGTGTGGTCGATACGGCACCGCGTAAGCGACGCGGGCTTCGGATGCCTCCTAGCCGTACCGGGAAAATGTAAAGAGTGCTGGTGCGAAACCCGGCAGGATGCAATCGAAATTAGGTGCGCCGTCCCGGTCCGTGTGCGTTGCCGGGTTCCTGCCCTGATCGGGAGGCGCTGGGGACCATTCGACGATTGGCGTGCTTGCGAAGCGCGCGTCGGAAAGCAAAAAGCCCCGCGCGGGAACCCGGCGGGGCTTTGGAGACACTTCTACACAGTCTCAGAATGACGCGAGTATTGTGATTTTTGGTTTTCTTGTCAACCTGAAAATGTGTTTGGATCGAATCGGTTCGATTTTCGTCTGTTCTCTTCGGTCGTGATGATCCGCATGTTGCCTTCCCAGTGAAGGCCGCATACAAGTTTGTTGACGACCGGCACAATGTGATCGACCTCGTGAGGGATACCGGTTTCCTCCTCGAGCCGAGCCCGTTCCAGGTATATCGCGAGCATCTTCTCCCGGTTCGCCCAACGTGGAGTGCCAAGCCGGATTAGCATTTGTCGGCGGCGCGGCGGATCCTCGCACGCAGCAATTTCCGCGGCCCACATGCCTACAAGTTCAGGATTCCGCCAACGATTGTTATCCGCGACGTTGCGGATCCGCTGCTCCGTCCACGCGAGCTGGTCCCGGCTCAATTCAAAGTGCCGGCTAATTATGAAATCAGCCGGCGAGAGCAGGACTTCTTCCAGCCATGGGTCGACTGGATCCCCGGTGGTTGCCTCATACCATGCTCGGAACTCAGCGCTACGCAGTCTGTCGTGTATCTGCTCCAAAAGCTGAAAATTTTCAGCGGAACGCCGCACCACCGCCGCGTCCGGCGCAGTTAGTGACCATCGTGCCCGGCGCTCGCTGATTTCCTTCGTCAAGGCGGCATGCTTGGATTTTCGCCGGTCATGTCGTTTTTCAGGAAGATCTGGCTGCGCGAACTTGCTGGCTTTCACGTCGGGCCACGTGCTCATATTGTCACTACCCCTTTGTGGCTTCCGCAGCTGCGGGCTGGGGTTGATAGAGCACCTCACGCACCGCCGCCAAAAGCACGGCGCCGACGATCGATCGCACGTGGCGCTGCGATTCCGGCGGCTGCACTTCTGCGCCGTATATCTCGGGAGCCGGTTGTTCAAGCGCGTCTACGCCGGCTTCAATGACCTCGTTGGAAAAAGAGTGAAGCACCGACCAATCCGTCTTCGCGCCGAACAACAAGAATTCACCGGCTCGCCGCGCATCCGCGCATGTTCGCATCCGATCAACCCGCGCGACCAGGACGCCGTCATCAAGCAGATCGACTCGCCAATACTCGCCGTCCGTTGAATAGTGCCCGGTCACAGAAAATGAGAAGTTCTCAGCCATCGTGTTGCTTCCTTTTGGTTACGCGGGTTCGCCGACGAAGCCAAGGCTCGTGAGCGCTGTGTCAATCTTTTTGCGGGCCGAGGATTCGATGCCATCGATCGCCGGTGTTGGTTCTTTACTGCCCTTCGCGTGCTGAGCCTTCTGCCCTGAAATCCACAATTTGATGATCTTTCCGTGAGCGGTCGCCGTGTTCTTGTGCGCACCGCATTGTTCTGCGACGCGCTCCAGCACCACCTTCTCGCCGAAGATCTTCTCAATGATCTTGCGGCGCAGCAGATAGTGCGAAAAATGGCCAGACAGAACGGTCAGAGCCCCCTGTTCTAGCACGCGAATGGCTGCATCCCATTCCGGGTTGAGTGTGTATCCAGCGCAGCAGGCGCGTTTGCAGCTGCAAGGAATCGACCGCGGGGCGAAGCGAGCGATCAAGGTCGCCCGCTCGAACACAGTCAGTTTTTCCATCTCCCCGGCGATGAGACTCCAGCGTCGCCCTACCTCGTTGCCGGCGGCCGCCATGGTTTCTTCCAGCGATGAGGGCAGCGCGTCGCCATCTCCCATGCCGCCCATCACCCGCCTGATCATGCCGGCCTGCGCGGCACCGTCAACGCCCGATAAGCCCTTCCCGGTGCGCGCCGCCGGCGAGGCAAGCCGGTCAGCGAGCGGTCGCCCCTGTTGCTGCATCGAATAGTTGAATGCGAACACGAGCGCGGCTTGTGGCGTTCGAAACAGTATTGTTGTGGGCTCAGTCATTTGCGCTTTCCTCTCGGGTTCGAGCGGACGTATTCTTCCAACTTCAAATAGAGCGGGTGATCGGCCAGATCAATCCGCACCACCTCGTCATCCATGATCAGATCCTCGTTGATCGTGATCTTCACGGACCGCACAAAGCCCGGATTGGCCTTGGTGTCGAACGACACGTGGAACGTGTCTGGCTGTTTTTTATCGGTCACGTCTTTTCCTTGTATTTCCCGCATCGCGTTCCGTACTTCTTCCCTTTCTTGCAAACCATCTTTGTGCCGCTGAGCCCGTCCGACCTCTCTACCGCGTGCGCACATCCGATGCAAAGCTCGCCTCGTTTATGCTCGAATACCTCCTCTGGATTGCGGTATTGCCATGACTCCAGCACCCGGGTTTCGCGCCCGCGCTTGGGTTTCATGGTGATACCGGCGGTACCTCTTCACCGAAAGCCTCCGCGACGCGAAGCCTGCAGATCGCAATCTCCGGTCGCGCATCGATATACATGCCGTGGAAACCAGAGTTCAGCTGCGCCTCGGCGAGCCAGATCACTTCCTTCGAGCCCGGCTCGGCGGCGCGCGGGTACAACAGGTATCGCTGGCGCTTCAGGATCGGCCCGAGCAACGTCCAGTTCTGCGTGGGCACGTAGACCATGTGTCCCTGGTAGGGGATATCGACGCGGCAATAGTCCATGCCGTTCGCGTGAATGAGGGCCGAGTCCAAGCCCTCCGCGAGCGCGACGAAATGATCCAATTGCGCTCCGTGAAGGTTATCGACCAACATGGCGATACCTCTCAAACGGCTTGAGGCCGATTGCGGCCTCGGGAGGGACACCTCGTAAGATTCGGTGTCGAATGGTTCCTGCGCGAATTCCCGTCTCTTGAGCCCAAGCAGCCACGCATTGAGTCTTTCCGAACGCCTCGACGTTCATGTTTCGAGAAACGTTGCGGGATTGAGCAGTGCGCGACGCCCAGACACAATTGCCGGGTTCATAACCCTTTTTGCCGTTTTCGCGCTCCAGCGTCATCCCGGGCGGTGGCTCTCCCATCTCGGCCAAAAAGTTCTCAAATGACCGCCATCTGTCGCATACACGGATCCCGAGCTTTAGATAGTGAGGATGATGGCCGCACCTGTGGATCATGCTTTCCCATCGGCTATAGACAAGACTGTCGTGCATGCCATGTATGCGATGGGCTTCTACCTGCAGATCTGCGCAGGTAGAAAATGCAGACTTGAGAACGGAATGGCCCCCGACTCGAATGCGATAAAAAAGCGTTTTGTAGGGCACGCCCACCAACAGAGCGAACGCTTTCAACGTGAGCGACTTTTCATCGCGGCGCTTTAAGCCTCTCATGTGCGCCACCGGGATTCAATGCCGAGCCCGAGACGCAGCGCCTCCGGGATGTTGGTCAGGATGGGCGTTTCGTCGTCAACAGCCACGCCGCTGATCGGGCGCAGCCACGAGTCGAGCACGCCGCACTCGTGCACGGGATTTTCGTTGCTGAACCACGGCGTCGGGAACTTGCACCACCATATTGGCCGCTGATCCCATTCGGGGCCCGGGCCGCGTGGCGGAACAAAGCGGACCACCTCGACCACCTTGTTATCGAGCGTCTTACGCGGCCAGTCAGACGGGACGACGACGAACGCGAGAATTCCGGGTTTACAATTCACGATGCCTCCAATGGGTATTTCAATCGGCTACCCCAGCCCGGGCGCGGAGGGTAGTGCTTTCCTGAATGAACGCCGCCGTTGCATCCACGAATCACGACCGATGGATGAACGCCCAACGCGAGAGCCGCTGCGCGTGACGATTCATATTCGATTCCATCAATAAGCCAGAACCTCGACACTCGCTTATTGATGGAATTGACTGCCGGGCTTACCCACGTGCAGTTCCCCGGTCCATAGTCTTTATCGTTGTGTTCACGCTCAATCCATGCGCCGCTCGGACGAGGGCCCATGTATTCGAGGAAGTCTTCAAACCCTTTCCAAAGCACCCGAATTCCGCGGCCACCATAGTTTGCGTAGTGTCGATTTTTCGGGTTGCCGCAACGATCTTTCATGTTGCGGAAGATCCGATATTCAGAAGTGCGCGATGCGCCGTGGGTTAAATTGGCGGTTCTGTTTTGTTCAGCTCGAAGACACCCACACGACTTCGCTCGGCCGTTTCTCAACGAACCTCGTTGCGGCGTCACGATATTTCCGCAGGCGCATTTACATTCCGCCTTTGGGTTCTTCCCGGCCGAGATCAGTCCAATGACAGTAAGCCTGCAGAAGACATCGCCAATACGGATCTCAGACATGCGTCACCTCTGATTTCACCTGGTCGAGCAGATCCGCTTCTGTTCCATATTTGCGCTCCCACTCTTTCCTGCCGGCATGAAATGCCACGCCATAACCGCCGATACGATGGTGTCTGGGGCACAGTGGAATAGTTTCGAGGTTTCCCGCACGTTGACCTCCGCCGGCCAGGAAGCGAACGTGATGAACCTCAGCAGGGCTTTCACCTAACTGAAGGTTCCGACACACGATGCAATACAAGCCAGCGACGACGCCCATATGTTCACGTTCAGCTTTGGTCGCGGGCTTCCGCGCCTTCTTCTTAATGGCGGAACGACGCAGGGATGTAGCTCGGTCAGCCGTGTTATCGAAAGGTGAGGACTTACGGGAGAATCCCGAGCGTTTCATCGGTGTTTTGCGCGTAAGCGTCATTTCGCCGCCCACCAGAAGACGACGGCTACCACGACATATCCGATGCTCACGCGTATGGCGAAGTCAGCTCTCAAATGCGGGGCTGCGACAATCATCGCGAGCAGGATGAAAAGTTGAGGCGACTTCATCCGACCTCCTGTTCAATGACAAGGCGGTCGACGCCTTTGGGGAATGGTGGGATCTCGACGCGGCGGTTCAGCGCAGTCGACACGCTCAGTTGCACCTCGCCAGACATCAGGCGAGACCACTTCTCCGGAGGTGTGACCCAAGGCGGTAAGCGTACGAACGCGATGTATGAGATTTGGCTCGACTCCGCCCACCGGCGCCGCGAGTACCATTGGCGGCGCGGTGGTGACACGATGCGCACGAGCTCGATCACGTCGCACTCTATAAGGCAGGGAGTCCGCAGCCATTGAGGGATGCCGAAGACCACGAACTCTTTCGGTACGGAGAAAGTCATGCGCATAGCGAAGCATCCGTTTGCCCACGGGCGCGTCTCGAAGGCCGGCGCTCTGCCGGACCGAATAGCGCAGCTGCAGCTGGGTCGCGCTTCACCAGCGTTCCAGTGCGTAAGCTTTGCATCAACCTCTTACGGGCGAGAATGGCCTCATGCGCGGCCGGATCCTCTTTACGCATTCGCTCGATGCGCTTGCGTTCGAGAACCTTATGGGGGATCGGCCTTGGTCGTGGGGCATCCTCACCGGCCCCAAGCGCCCACATGCGCGACGGCTTGCCATGCGGTGAAAAACGCTCCCATCGCGTTATGTGAATCTTGCCGGCCGCATATAGCGCATTTACTCGAAAGCGCGCTGGCCGCTCACAGATCCCCAGCTTCACGGCGAGCTCGGCTATATCCATCGGGCGCAGTTCGAGCAGCTTTAAGATCAACACTTCGTTCGGGCCGCCGCGATTTGCCGGCCCCGCCGATTTCGCGGGCAGGCCCATCGCGTGTGCTTTTCCGAGGATCGAATCAATCGAGCGGCCGTTGAACAAATGAAGGTTCTTTTTCAGACCTTCGGGGCGTGACCAGACATCGACCAGGTCGATTTTTTCCTGCTCGCTCCACGAGGTCCATGCCTGACGCTCTGCCACGCTTGCCTCCGTTCAGTACGTTGTCGGTTGTGCGACGGCGCGCGTGAGCGCCATGAAGCCCTGCTGCAGATGATCGTCCACGAGACATACCCACCGGAACGGGCCGTCATCGTGTCCACCGTAGATCGCGCCTGCCACAAACTCGACTGGCTCGGAAACCTCACCAGGCGCGAGCGTCAGCGCTGGCAACGCTCCGATGGTCGGGACTACGGTTTCGCGGACTGCGAGCACAAGCGAGCGGGTTTCCTCGGCATGCGCCTTGATACGGTTCATGAGATCGATCTCGGCTTGCGACAAGTCGCGGTAGCCCTTGATCTGTTTGTGCTGGTTGTCCATGTCTCTTTTCTCCGAGTGAAATAAGGGTTCACCAACTGCGGCTGGTGAGGTCTTCAAAGCTCCAGCCGTGGCGGCCGGCACGCTTGATTGCGATGAAACGATAGGGATGCTGTGAAGCCGCGACCTTGATCTTGGTGCGCGCTTTGTCGGTCCAATGACCCTTGACCTCGTGGTACTCAGTGCTTCCGTCAGCAACGATCACCGTGAAGTCGGGGGTATAGAACGTGTTGTCGGCGAGCCGCAGCTTGTGGGCTTCGAACCGATAGAAGAGAACCTCGCCGATGTGGCGCCGCGCGAATAGGAGCTGCTCGTACGCTGCTTCCGTTTTGTTCATGCGGCCGGTACCGAGCCTTCCGAGCGCCTGGTTGCGCTGGAGGGGCGTCAGATCCTTCGAAATTTCGATATTTCGAAAACTCGAAATGCACGTCTTTACATCACGCGGTATGACGACCATTCGTGAAATTGCCGCGTCGAGCGGCACGTGCTCGTCCGATGCTAAACGCGCCGCCGCATCGGCGATCTGCGAATGGATGCGCGCGGTACCGACGCGGCCACCAGCGATCGCGCTTTCTGGAAAGCGGACGGTGCCCTTGCTCATGGGTTGTCTTGCGCTCCGAGCGCTTCGTCAATCAACTCACGGAAACGGAGATCGAACTGATGTGCAAGAACGGTTTGCCTGTAAGACAGATACTCTCGGTCAGGCAGCAGCATTTCAAATGGCAGGTAATACGCCTTGGCGATCTGCGAGAGCATCTCCCGTTGGAATTCGGCGAAGGGGCCATCGCCCTCCCACGACTGCAACCGAATCTCAGTGTCGAGCCAGAAAAACTGATCGACGGGCTGCAGCTGTGAAAGGATCAGTGCGGGCACGAGCACGATCGGCGCGCAGATCGCGGCGAGGAGTAGGATCTCGCTCATTTGAAGTCCGCCAGATATTCAATCGGCCACACGCGCGCGCGGCGAACCACCTGTACGGCTTTCAACACTTCATGCTCTGACAGCAGGTCCGTAAGCGACCGCGACTTACCGGGGGTGCTGGCCATCGTCCAGCTGAGCACGGGGAGCTCGAAGCGATCCTTGCCGGAGCCGATGGAAATCGTGCAATCAATCGTGTTGAATGAGTTCACGAGCGAACCTCGCCACGCGCCGCCATCAAGCTAGTCAGATCCGCATCGAGTCGTTCGAGGTGCTGCAGCTCGTCCCTGTACGCGTTCACGACTTTGTTATGCGCCGCGATCTGATTGGCGAGATCGAGCTGACGTTGCTCCGATTGGCGCAGCAGCCGGCGGACGTTTTCAAGGGTTTCATCCCACGCGACGAGATTGACTGCCATGCTGTTCTCCTCAGAACGGTGGTTCGCCGACAGTGCCGCCGAGGTATTGCGTGCGGATCATGCTGTCGACATGAAATGCGTCCAGGGCCTCGAGCACGACAAACACCTTGCCTGGATGGGCAATGGCGAGGCGCTCGGCTTCGGCTCGGGCCGATTCGATCGACGTATGGGCGTAGGACGGCGGCTTTTGTCCGGTCGGCGACCAGACGAGCCAAAAGGCTGATTCGGTTTGTTTTGGCATGGGGGGAGGAAAAGGGCGTGGGCGGGGATAACCGAGCGCTTCCCACGCGCTTGCGTAGGACGCGTTCGCGAATTGGGCGGCAAGCTGTTCGTAGGGACCGATCGCGCCAATGGGCCAGCTCAAGTCACGGGCAGAAAACGCGGCTAATTCGCGCTTCCGTTGCTCACGGATGGCTGCAATGTCGGCGGCCACCCAACCTTCGGGTTCGAAGTACGTGGCCATGGACTGCAAACCGTTGTCGGGAGGCGTGCTCATGATGCGTAGTCGTCCACGGGCATCAGCGCGTCGCCGAACGTCTTGCGAGCAAGTTGATAGAGATCAACCTGGTTGAAGCGCTGCGCGTCCGAGAGCACGAACTCGATAGCCCGCGGTTCGCGCGATGCCTTGACGACCAGCACGCGGTAGTAGCGCCAGTCTTCGTCGGGTTTGCGCGGGCGTTGCGACAACTCGGCGCCGCGGGCATCGACACCCTCAGGGCTGCGATACCACTCGCCGGGTTCTGTTGCGGCGCATGTGGCGGGTGACGGTGCCAGCGCCTCGTCGATGAACGTCGTGACGAAACCGACATAGGTCGGGCGGTCGTCGCTGTCGCGCTTGCGGGCAGCAACGGCGGCCGCGTGGGCCACGCGCAGCTGATCGACCGTCACGCCCTTGCCGACCCATGCCAGGACGTAGACGCGATCGCGAGTTCGATCGATCGTCAGTTCCTTGCCTCGCTTTCGCTCCAGGTCGATCAGCAGGTCCCGGAGCTCGCCCTCGGTGTTCGGGGTTTCGTTTTTCAAATCGGCAGCAGCGGCAGCAGACTTATCCACAGCGTCGCTCGCGCGCGTTGCTGCTGTAGTCTCTGCTGTAATCTCTGTACCGTTAACGACATGGTCAAACCCTTCCCCGCGGGCGTGGTTTTCCCCATCTGGCGGCGTGGGAATTTCCAATTTCGCGACATGGACTTTTCCCATCTCCCGAGATGGACTTTTCCCATTTCGGGAGATGGACTTTTCCAAGGTGCTATCGGGTGATTTCTTAACCTTGCGATCAGGCGGTGGAGACGAGAGAAGGCGTTCGAGCTCATCCTCGTCAACGCGGAAATACGTCCTGTGCTCAATGCGTTTCTGCGTCTCGATCAGAACGCCGGCGGCGCGCAGTTTCGTGCGGGCAGCGCGCTGTTCCTCGTAGGACAGGCCAGTTTCCGTTTCTAGCTCATCGACCGTCTTATGGACGCCCAGCTCGCTTGTGGCCTTGTCCTGCCAGTAGAAGATCTGACAGAAGAACACTGCAGCATTCACGCCGCCCAGGTAGCGCGCCAAGAATGGGTAGTAGGCGATCGGACGCCCGAGCTCGCGCAGAACGTCGGCGACCCTCATACGCCACCTTCGCGGATAGCCTTAGGAATACGCCTCTCAGCGTGCAGGCGCTGATCCCAATAGCGGAAATAGAACGACGTCATCCACTTGTCGATGACGGCCTGTGGGACCTTCTCGCGGCCGAGGACGTGCGGCGCACGCGCAACCTGAATCCGGAAACCGTCAGAGAGCACACGCTCACGATCGTCGTGCAGAAACGTCAGATTGGATTCGACGTGCCACACGCCGGCCTCCGGCGGAACGAAGTCGGGAATGCCCAGCGACACCGGTACGACGTAGATGAACCGCGTCACCCATGCCGGAAACCCCCGCGTGGACCATTTCGGCTTGGCCAGGTCGGCTTTCCAGTCAGCGCGCGAAACCTTCACCTCAAGCTCAGTGCCGTACCCGGCCTTGGTGATCGACATGAAGTCCGCTCGGTATGAGCCGCGGTGGCTGCCGTAGCCGCTCCAGATCTCCGCCTCGGGAATCAGCATGTTCGCGCGGTGATCGACGTGGCGGCGCACAGCCGCTTCGACGAGGCCGGCGTTCATGGGAACGGTCGCTTGTTTCTTTTCTGCCATGCGCTTACTCATTTGGCTCTGCCGTCGCAAGCAGTCTGTCCAGGCGGTACATGTGCGCGCCGCCCTCAAGAGCGCCTGGAACCAGAGAGATGTGGCGCTTGGCGATCAGCGTCTTGAGCTGGGCGCGCACGCAGCTGTCGGACAAACCGCACATGAACGCCAGGCGCGCAACCGTGACCGAGCACTTGCCCGTGCTCTGAATGCTCATATGGGCGAGCGCGAGCAATACGATCTTCTGGTTGCCCTTCAGCTCGATATCCCACGCTCGATTCGAAAGATGGTGTGACATGTGTCCCGCCCGGGCGTATCAGTGAAGCAAATTCTGTGATTCCCACAACCGGGCAACGCCCAGGATCGTGAGCGCTTCGTGCAATCGCGGATCGGCATGCATCATGTTGATGAACAGGGCCTTTACCGCTTCCTCGTTGTCTCCTGCCAGGGCGCGTGCACGATCCAGCGCCTCTTTCGCAATCGTCTTAGCGTCGCTTTCTTTCACCGGCTGTTCTCCACCGCGAAAAATTCTTCGACCAGGCGCATGCCCATGTCGCGCGCAATCCACTGCGCGATCGCGGCGTTGCCGATCTGGGCCTGCACATC